CGGCTTCTCAAAACATGAGAGGCCTGACTGACGTTTGTATCGCGCTGTGTGACCGATCGTCACATAGGTTGATACACGCGGCACTCGCTGGGCCGTTAAATTTGAACGGACAAGCTTGCGAGGCCGATCCTCCTTAATAATTAAGGAGCATCGTTCTGCGGTGGCATGGTTAAGCCGATCGAATGTTTGATCGGCGAGCGTTCGAGCATTCGAATGCCCCCATTCACCGGATCCCAAGGTCTGAGTATGCAACCCACCAAACAAATCATGGTGAGGCAGACTAGACCCGCGTAAGCTAATCCAGTAGTATGGTTCATGACGATTCTCCTTTCTCAGACTTGATTTTGCTGACAAGTACGAGAAGCGGAAAACGCCATGACCTATATGAACCGGCTTAGCCGAATTCGCGCTGCTGAGAAAATCCCAGCAGCCAGGAGTCGAACACTTGATACCTGCTTCGTCAGGATAGTCATGGGGAACTACTTTAGCTTTCCCAACAAGACTAACGACTTCAGAAAGGAGATACCGAAGAGTCGAACTTATCTCATACTCAGACCAGCGCATCAGTAATCCGTTGATGTACTTGTAGAGTATGGCCTCGTAAGCAACACTGCTTACACACGCCGCGTCATTCCTAGGCTGGAATGGCCTTACGTCCACCCCGCGGAAGTAATCACCTCCGCAAGATTCCCTGAAATGTCCTTCGTGAAAAGTTTTATCAACATTCACGATGAACCCCAATTCCTCAAACACGGTTAGGACTTGACTATGCATACGAACAGCATAAATCATGTCATCGCCGTACACAGAAATCGTGCGTCTGTCCAAGCGGTGAAACAAAGTTGCTTGGATAGCTGTGAGGATTGACAGGAACACGAGCGTTTGCAGAGGAAACGTATACCCGATGCCCATAGTACAAAAAGTATTACTTTCGTACTCTGAGCCATCAGGTAACCGTACATGACCGATCCTAGACTGGCACAAAACATTATACCAGTCATCAGGAAAAAGCCGACGTACGAGCGGAACCGATATTGAATCGGATGCCGCTGAGAGGTCTAATGTAACATGTAATCCATGTACAGAAGCCTCGCGAGCTAAATATCTATGGCGCATTTGTTGCGTCGAGATATTACAGCCCACCCTCTTTAGTCGCCTGCGAATCATCTCTCCAAGACCAAAGCTCATATAAGAGCCAATGGTAGTGTTAGGCATGATAGATCGCAGTGACTTAAACGTCTTAGGGACTAGTGTCAGTTTCAGGGAACTCGTTTCTTGGTAGTTGGATCGGTTAGGATCACTTTCCAATTGATTCATCCAGTATTCCTGGACACAATCAATTTGACTCATCTCTGAGTCAAACCAAGAAATTTGTTCGAGAGAACCGGACAATGGTAACTCCCATCGTTCTGCTTCACAAGCATTACGTGCGGAGATACCAACCGATGCTCGCCTTCCAAATCGACAGAGGGAGCGATGTTCTTCATCGCTGTACGATCCGAGTACTTTCCGGATGTAGGATGCAGCACCTTCCAAAACTTCCTCAGAAAAAATACTGAGGTCGTTCAGGTTGATAGCTGCAACCCGGCGCTGGGTTTCTAGAAAATCGTCAATAGACATTCTCTCTAATTCAGCGTCGCTATAGGTATCCTGTTGGAACCTAAACCTCTTAAACAGTGATGCAATTTGATACGTAGCCTTAAAACGTGCTACATCTTCAATTCCATCAGTGGTCGGCAGTAGCCTTCTAACATGAGGAATTTCTTCATTTGCACAAGCTAAGTGCAAATCAGAACAGAACTCATCGTCAGATAAGTTACTTTGGAAGTCCCTGATAAGGGATGCCATTGTTTTGCGCATCATCTTTTCGACAGAATATTTTTCTTTCTGTCTTGAGGCGGAACTGCCCTTCATAAATCCTCCTATATAGTTTTAGTAGGAGGGGCCGGCTCCTGTTAAGCCATGGAGCCGGTTGCCCAGAAAGCCGCTACGTCAACGTCGCCAAACAGCTGAGCTCCGATAACACAGAGTTCAGCCGCATTAGCGGCAGAGTACGTAGGGTGAACTTCTCGTTCGACACGAACCACCTGAAAACTGATGGATCCGTCGGTAAGAACAAAAGGCACGGTATAAACCATTGTCTTTTTGTCCTTAGAGAAGCGGCCGGTCTTCGGATCGAGCGTAGGGGGACGATATTTAATCGTACACGTGCGCCGAGTTTGATAGTCCGTATCAGCAGGGACCATCAATTGAAGACCATTCTGGATTGTGATGCCGGTTTCGGCAAACACTTGGTCAGTTCCGCCGGATGCGCCAATGGACGAACCGGCTTTTAAGGACATATTTTTCAGTCCCATCGTTACTCCTCCTATGAGGGTCTCATTGACTACAGTATCTTTCGCATATTCCTAATTAAAGGTGTTAGCAAAAGCGATACCGAGTCAATGGCATGTAGTAATGACAATGGCTTCATTGTCATTACAGGGATGGATGTCAGCTCTGGACTACAGTCCCTGGAAACAGTATGATTAATTAACCTACTGCCACCCATGGAACCGTAGCAAACGTGATCGGCGAAAAACGGCATTCGTGGAATAACCACCTTTAACTGACTGCCAGAATAGAAACTCTGACGGTTAGTTTTACGTGTTATCCACGAACCGACGATATTAATCGTCGGATCCGGCGTAACAGCCGCGAGCCAATCGCCAACGTTCACAAACCAGTCCAGAACAAACGAATAGGGGATAGTTTCCCAAACGGTCGCTACCAAATCTTTAGGGCGAACCCCGAGGATTTGATTCAGCCGTTCAAGAGTAGTACGATTTACCAAATCGTACATCACCCCCGCAGACGCTTTTACAGTTTGTTCTACTGTAACAGTGCCTGACACATACCACTCCGAGGCAATCCCCGGAATGTGTTGGTCCGCGAAGTCTTTACTCAAACTTTGAGTAGATCCTTCCGAAGCCCGGGCTACAAAGCGTTGACGATCACCCTGCTCACGAAATCTGTGACAGGCATCGACGACATTTTCAGTGTCGATGATGATCGGTACCCAGCCATAGCGATACTCAAGCCAGGCACCTGCCTTAGCTTGAGCAACACTCTGAAGGGTTTTTCTCGAATGCTTGTTAACGGTACGTAACATACGGCCCGCTAACTTCTTTGCATTCGAAAACCGTCTGCGAAACATTGAGATAGTTGAATTTAAATCTCTCAACGTTTCTCCCGATAACATCGCTGCTTGGTTGACCTTTGCATAAGCGGATGCTAACGCAATGTCACCCATCCTCTGAAGATCAGAGGAATTAGTGATGTTCGGAACGACGACATTTTCCTCCATGGATGAAGCAAAATCACCTGAACATTCCATCGAATACCCGCCAGAATCTGGCACAGGACCCGTTGAGAATGCACCAAGTGAGATGCTTCGTTCACTGCGCACAAAGATCATGTCACCCATGATTACCTCACCTCGTCTAAGACGACGTAAGAAATCAGGATGATTCATGTCTTGCATTACTTTCTTGACACCTTCAGTGCCAGGATTGTAACGCGAGAAATACGTGCCTGAATTGTTAACCTCGACAACATCAATAATCGAGGGTACAGTTCGGTCATCGATTCTCTTGCGCAGCAACCATGGATAAATCGTCATGCAGACCTCCTTGTAGTAACTTCACGTTGGTACGTGAAATTATACTAACCTGGTGATTCGTACGTTGCCTTCTTACTGGGAATTCTCCCTACACCTTGCAGATTCACACCTGCACGGCTGGCACTTGTTGCCGAGAAGGTAAACCTACT